GGTTCCGTCAGGATTGACCTGAACATCAGGCGCGGCGGCGACTGGCTCCACGAACTTCACGCCAGGGTAATTGTCCTTGATAAATTGCTTACGCGTAGCCGCGTCGAGCGCGTCCCAGATCTTGTCGGGGAGGTCCGCCGGCTCAGACACCGGGTTATAGTTAACGATTCGAACCTTATCAGGGAATGGCGTCTGCATGTTAGGGCGGAGAACCACGTTATAGAAGTTCTCCAGCTCTTTTCGCCACATGGCCGTGTTTGACTGCATCAGCTCGATTGCCTTTTGAATCTCCGAGCCAGTAGAGCCCAATGAAACACCCTCGGATATGTTCGCCAGGATTGAAGGCACACGAGTTGCTATGGTGATGTTCTGCGTGGTCAGGTCTTGCAGAGCAAGAAACAGGTCTGCGTTTGTGGTAGCCGGGAATGCCTGAATATCCGTGGATAAATCCTTGTTTTTTGCCCATTGCACCATAACGGTGCCCATTTTTTTAGACCCAGAGAACGCTGCAGACATCATCTCATTAAACTCTTCGCCTACCTTTTTCGTAGACCTGGTTCTCTTCTGACCGGATGCATCGTTGTACTCCTCTTGGTATATAGGGTTTTTTGACCACTCATTCGGATCTCCAATCACATTCATCAAAACGGACTGGAACCAACCGTTGTCCAGATTCTCCGCGTGTGACTCCTGGATCTTGCTATCGATGTACATCCACTTACGAGCCGACCAATGTTTAGGCTTTGGGTAGAATCGAGATAGCGGGCTTGTGCGCCCGTAGTAGTACACCTGGCCTGGGAACCCCTTCTTCATCTCCGCCATCTGGACAGCCAGATCGTCTGGCTTACCGTTCCATATTGGGTATTCCTTAGAGTATTTTTTTTGATACTCGTTGGTGCCAAAAAACGGGTTGTAGACTAATCTGTCGATATATGGCGTATCCTCTTCAGGCTTTTTGAACCGGCAAGATTCAAAGGACATCTGGTAGACCTGCATAATCTTGCCGGCCTTGTTGTACTTCAGGTTTGCTGAGAATCCCCAGAAGATGGATAGAGAATCAGCGAGGGAGCAATGAAGTTGCCACAATGTTGTACCGGCATCGTCGATAACGATGTCCATCAAGGCAGGATTTGAGAACCCGGCACCCTTGATGAACTGTGCGTACGTCTCAAGACAAGAGCTTGCCGCAGGGCTATCCTCTACTGCCTGAGCGATTCTAAGCGGCAACGCGTCATCTTCGCCGTATATTATGGTATCGTCCTGGTAATTCTTTTGCCGGTTTGTTGAGACCTCTCGGCGTAGGTTCTGCGGGCCGCGATCGAAGACGGCGATGCTTGGTATGTGATCGTGACGCTTTTTCACAATCACAAGGTACTAAGAAAGCGACCAGGGGTCCGGAGTAGTGACGTTAAGGCGTCACCAGTAATTGACCGGGCATGACTCCTCCGGAAGGCGTGTTTTTGAAAATAACATACACCCGCAAGCCCCACAGCGCAGGCCCTTGCGTATCTCGCATCTGGCGCATATCGACATTCTTCCTCTCGCTAATTCATTGTTCCGTGACCTGATGGCCAGATAAGTTCCGGTGAGAAATTTACCGACTGTTCGTATCGCTCGTTCCATTCTTTTATGCGTTGTTCGTCTGTCTTGCCTTCCTGATGGATATCAGGGGTCATGTAATGAACGCCGAGGCCCCATCGGCGGTTCCTTTCACTCAGTCTGGTTCGGTACATGGCATGCTTCCGGCATAGGCGCTCAGGGCCGCCCACGTTCGCGTAATGAGCGAGCAATAGTTTTTCTTTGGAGTATTGCACGTGGCCGACAGGTCGCGCCTCGTGGCATCCGTAGACGTATCCGATCTCTTTCAGGCGCGGGCTGAAGACGGCAGACTTTGAATAGTTCTCGTAGTGAAACCCGTTGTTTATTTCCGACCATTGATATTGCGGCATTGCGTGGCTCATGATCTGCCAGCCATATGTGGTCATGATCGTATCGCCATTCGTAATGGATTGCTCCATCACATGCCGGATCCATGGATGATAGATGATCTCGTCGGTATCCACCACGATCACCCAGTCGGCGTCTGAATTCTTCCACGCGTAGTTCTTCACCTTTAAGTATTCGTCGTCGGACAGAACGCCTGGAATGCCGAAAGGAATAACAATGGCACCCATCTGTTTAGCGATCTCAGTCGTTCGGTCAGTGCTATGGTTGTCGTAAACGTATACCGTGTCGCAGAAATTAAGGTAATGACGCAGTGTGAAGGTGATCACTTCCGCCTCGTTAAAAGCGATTATGTAGGCTTCGATCTTCATAGGCGTATCCAGGCTGACGCGTCGCAAGGTTGATTCTCTGGAATGATGTTGACCGCGCAGCCTATCTGCGCAGCGAACTCGTACACGGCATGGCTCACCCCATACTCCATCGAAAGAACGTCGTGGAATGCCATCACGCCGCCGGGCTTTACCTTCGGCCTCCACGCCTCTATGTCCGCCCTCACGCAATCGTAAGAATGACAGGCATCGATGTACACCAGGTCAAGCGATGCATCCTTAACATATTGCGCCATGGCCGTAGACGGGCCGCGCAGGAATTCAACGTTATCAAATCCGGCGAGCCTTGCTTTACCATCGTTGTAGTTTTTGTTGTGCCACTCCTGATCATTGCCGGCGTCTCCAGGGAACTCCGGGTGGCTTTCCCAAAGATCCACAAGGTATAGTTTCGAAACGCCCCACTCGGCTATATCGAGCGAGAACAAGCACTCTGCGCAGCCGACCTCTGCGACAGCGGGACGCGATGGCAGCAGTTTGTATAGATCCTTTCTGTTCTTTATCTCCATGTGAATGTATTAGGGTTAAACTGATCCATCCTGTCCTGCCACACGTAGCGACTGTTTTCTTCTGTTCCGTTGAGCTTCAGGAATCCACTCCATCTGGTAATGCCTGTTCCTATGTTGGATTGATTGTCGTACTGCTTAACGCACCCTGGCACGAAAGCAAACGCCTTGATGTCAGGTTGCATACGGATAAAACTATAATCTACCCCAATTGATGTGGACATTTGGTCATAAAGAGTTGCAACTATATCGAGAATTGAATTTTTATTCACAATGTATGCATGCGTTGAGAACGCCGCGTATGTCCTGATCATACGTGGATCGTCGGTAGGCTCGCAGTCTCTGCCTAGGTGTCTGGAGCAATCAGGGCGCATGCCTGACGGGCCGTGTGGATGCCAGAACGCCGGGCTGTGGAATGATCCGCCAAGCCATATAACGTCCCATTCATGCGCCTGTGTCCACGCTGATATATAGTCCATACGGTCGGCGAAGTCAGAGCAGAATACCAGGTCATCCTCAAACACGATAGCTGACTTGCCAGCTTCTGCGGCAGTCATCATGATATCAATCTGGCCGTGATAGCATCCGATCGCCCCCGGCGTCCTGACGCTCATCATGGTGTGCTTCACGTCGGACAGGTCGAACTGCGACGGCGTTTTACCTCTATGTCGATGCGCTGAGATTCCAACGCGAGACAATTCGTTCTCCATGGAGATCTTTCGGTCTGACCTTGAATCAAGGTTCAAGTATCCAGCGTATGTGTCATCGCGCCAGTTCATGCGTATTGCCATTTAAAGCCGTAAGAAGTTTTGTTACGGCCAGTTATCGTACAAAATCAACATTTAAATACCCATTAGCCATATATGGCTTCCTCGGCTTTGAGGATCTTATTGAAGAAACAACTCCAGTCCTATCAATAGTATATTGAAAGCCTTTTATTTTCATAGCTCAGTTGATTTGTGGCAATACAGGGCGTCGCCCCACATTGCGCCTGTCCAAGAAGTTTCTACACGGCGGAACCCATAGCTGAGCATGTATAAGTCGATGTCCTCGACCAGCGCGCATCCCTTATAAAGCTCCGCCTTGTTGACCTCCAGATAGGCCCACTTGAACTGTTTTAGGATGTCTCCCATACCGCGCAGGGCCTTCAGCTCGGCGCCTTGTATGTCCATATTCAGGAAATCAAGTCCTTCTGAAAGGTGTGGAATAAAATCGTTACCTGGACTGCACCAATCATGGAAGAATTCGTCAAGTCTAACCATTTGAACCTCGATGTCTTCAACATAGTGTACTTCTGGGTGCGCAGTCTTATGTGTGCCTAATTCTAAAATTGAGCTGCTTTGTCCGCCATTATTTGAAATATGAAGATTTATTTTCATTGTCTCTTCACCGGCAGCCAGATTAAATACTCCATGTCGAAATGTATCTTGAACATTCCGTTTCAACGCTGGCATAAGCTTTGGGTTAGGCTCAAACCATACAACCTTTTTTATGCCAAGTTGATCATACACCGGCGCCTCTTCGCCTACATTCGCGCCTATGTGAAGCACTCCGGTAGGTTTGATATTCCAACGTGGGAATAGTTGTCTGAAATCTATTAACATATTGATTCATTTGTCTTTTTGATGGACCACACGCCGAGATTTTTTTCTGTTTCGTGGCTGGTAAATGAGTACCCGGCTAGCGTCTCGTCAACAGCCTGCTTTACCTCCGATCCTTCCTCCTCGTTGTAGTCATGACCGGCCAGGTAATATCCAAACATCACCTTTCGGTACCATAGGCGAATCTCAGCCTTCGTCTGCTCGTACCGGTGGCTGGAGTCCAGGAAGACAAAGTGCGCCCAGTTGTCTGGCCATTGACAGGATGCGTCGAGAGAAGACATCTGATGCAGTGTAATGAACTCGCTGAGGCCACTGCGTACAATGTTTCTCACGATTGTGTTTGCTTGTATAAAGCCGCCGTAGGCCATGTTCTCAACCAGGTGCATCTCAAATCGCTTGTCCCTGTTGGCTAGCTGCTCAGCCAAGTAAATGGCGCTGTGACCATCAGCTACACCTACCTCTACAATGCGGCAGTCATTTGGCAGGCTGTCAGCCATGGCGCTATAGAACTTGTGGAAGTCGCACATAGTGCCAGCAATATTTTTATATGTTTCTCGCATACTGTGACGCATACTGTGAAAGTATCCAGTTAAATGTTTTCTCCATGCCTTCAGAGAGGCTTACCTTCGGCTCCCATCCTAGCACCTTGCGTATTAGGTCGTTGTTTGAATTACGGCCTCGAACGCCGGTAGGGCCATCTATATGCTTTTTGTGTATTGTCTTTCCCGAATTGCTTATAGCCAGATTAGCGAGATGATTGATCGTGACCATCTCCTCACTGCCGATGTTTATTGGCTCTCTGAAGTCTGATTGCATCAGCAGGCGTACCGCGTCGATGCAGTCGTCTATATATAGGAAAGATCGGGTCTGATCACCGTCGCCCCAGATTTCTATTTCTCCGTCAGACTCTACAACCTTCCTGCACATAGCGGCCGGCGCCTTTTCCTTGCCTCCTTTATACGTGCCCTCCGGCCCGTAGATATTATGGAAACGTGCTATACGCACGTTCATATTGAAGTTACGAACGTAAGCCATGTAAAGCCGTTCGCTGAATAGCTTTTCCCACCCATACTCGCTGTCTGGGTTAGCCGGGTATGCGTCTGATTCCCTGAGTGAGCAGTCTACAACCACCCCGTGTTTATTTCTATTCTGAATTTCCTGCGGATACATGCAGGCCGAAGATGAATAGAACACCTTGCCGACATCGTAAAATCTACAGTACTCAGCACACAGCAGATTGATCATAGCAGAGTTAGACATGATGTCCGCGTCATTGTCGCCTGAGAAGACGTACCCAGCACCGCCCATATCAGCAGCGAACTGATACACCTCATCGAACGGCTTATCCGTCGCAAACGGCTGCTTGTAATACGAGAACTTATCATTACCGTAACCGCCGGTTGACTGGAGTCGAACAACAGCTTCCATGTTTTTGGAGATCCTGAGATCGTATATTACAAACTCGTCGGCGACCGTCTTGCTGAACTCTGGGTATTTAATATCAACACCGCGCACCCAATATCCTTCAGACTTTAGGCGTTTCACCATGTGCGACCCTATAAATCCTCCGGCGCCAAGTACAAGAGCTGTTTTCATTCAAAAAAATAGATTAATATTCCTGCTACAATATACGCAAGGCACATCAGTACAGCCCAAATGATATCATACTTTTTCATCTAAAAGAGCATGTAAAGTTGAATGAGCAAATTAAATACGGATTCTCATCTCATTGCTTTTAATCTGTTGATGATGTCGTCATGAAAGCCACGAGGCGTGCGCTTCACGTTGTTCTTGTAGTGGCTGCCGTCATGGACTCGATGCTCGTAATGCATCCCTGGCACGACGTAGATCGAGTTACCAGCCTCCAGCCAACGATAGTTCTGATAAAGGCTGTCCGACGTTACCGGGTCTATAGAACCGTCCCACACGCGCAGATACTCGTCGCGGCTTACAAAGTAGTTCATCGCGTTCAACATCGTTTCGAAATTCGGGATGTCCATGTATTGCGCCACGTTACTCCGGTCATATCCATTGTATTCGAATGCTCTGAAATCAAAATGCGGTTTAGCGAATGACGGCTGGTACGCAAACGAAGCGTGCAGTCCGCCGAGGAATTTATCCATATAATCTATGGCATGCAAGTAATCCGGCGTGATCACGTTGTCGCTGTCGAGCAGGATGCACCACTCATTGGTAGCCTTGCTGATGGCCTCGCGTTTATTTCGGTAGCAGTCGAGGTTCTTGTCGTTCCTGTACAGCTTGATCTTTGGCCTGCTAATCAGAAACTCCTTTGACTCATCAAGTCTATTGTTTATCGACTTCCAGACCACTTCGTCTGAACAGTCGTCGACTATCACAATCTCGCTTATGCGCGGGTCGTCGAGTACCTGAGCGAATGAATCGAACAGAAGGTCGGTTCGGTTATAGGTGGTGATGCAGAGTGATATCATCTGAATTCGATTTGGTGCCATGAGGGCGGTAAAAGATCTACAACGTCCTGCCTAACGCCTGATGACATACCGAACCACGACCCTCGTTTGCACGACGGGGCAACGACCTTTTTATCAGGATTAGGATTCAGCCACGCGGCCCAGTAAGAAAGCGTGGAGTTTGATATAATATTCCAGCTACACGATGCCATGATAGCCATGTCTTCAAATTCGTTTTTGCCGTCTGAATACTCCACATACTTTCCTTTGATGTTCTCACGACACCACGCCATGTCATCGGAACATACAACGAAATTGGTACCCCAATCAAATTCAAGCATAGCGGCAGCGATGTAATTAATGTCCACCGGCGGAAAGCTCTGCGAGTGTTGCAGGTAATCACCCCGGCGCACATGGATGCTCACGTAGCCTTTATATTTCTCGAAAACCGGCAGCGGGAACGCATCTCGTACTTCTTTCTCAGCTCCATCGAAATACTTCCACGACTGCCAGAATCCCGCGAGCTGTACACCTTCCGGGTGGAAAGGAATTGGATGATAGTTGAACCAGCACTCGTCCAGGCCGCACCCGTGCAGCTCGCAGTGCCGGTTATCTTTGTGCTCCTGGTAGCGTCTGAAGTCGTGATCGCACGCCGGTAAGTTAGGAAAGAACCTGTCCACCTGAAAAGCGTTGAATCCTCTCTCCACATATCCTTTTTTTACCCCCCATTCAACGCCATGTTTTTTAGCGTACGAAATAGCGGCAGCGATCTGAAACATATTATTGCCCAACCGGCCTATTAGCTGGGGGTAAACTTTAATCATAGATTGATAATTTTGAATCCTTTCCCGTTGCAATATATAGAGAAAAGCCGCTCGAGAATAAATGGCGCGATTGGATAGTCGGTCATTCCCCATGTAGCGAGCAGCTTCATCGCATGTTCATGGTCAGCGCCGCGCTTACGGTTGATATACCCTGCCGGCGACATGAATATGGGCCTTTCCTGCATGAACTTGATCGCAGGCTTAAGGCATGTCTCGACGTAATCCTTGTAGATCTCAGTTCTCGCAATGAAATGGTTCTCGTATATAGAGCGCTCGACCTCATCCGGGAAGTGCATTAACTTCTCGAACTCCCTTAGAGCGATCTCTGCCGCTTCCGTCTTGTGCCAGTGCAGAAACTTGGTCCTGATATCGGTGTGCTTACGAGGCGTGAGGATAGCAACATCATATCCTTCTGTATCGACTTTAAGTTCTCTTCCTGAAACGATAAAAATGTCTCCTCGCTTTCGACTAAGCCTCCAGGAGCAGATAGCAGTATATTCAGCGTCTGATTGTGGGACAATATCGGCGATGACAGAATTCTCAAAAAACGGCGTACACTTTTCGTTTTTGTAAACTGTAGCGAATGGGTAGCAATGCTGCCGCTGATCTTCAGCATAGACGATCTGGGTAAAGTTTAGTTTGTCAGCCATTCAACCACCTTTTGGACGCACCTTGAACACTGATAATCTGTGAGCTTATTGCCCGTCGCCGCGTTGTATGCAGCGAATGCCCGGCGCCACAGCGGCGTGTTGCTGGGATTGTTCCACTCACGGCTTGCTTTTAGAGCGTTCAGAATTTCCTTTTTCTCGTCCACAGTTTTCGAGTATTAAGCGTTCGACATAAGAACTTACGGATATACCGAGCTTATTCGCTTGGCTCTCCGCGCATTCCTTCGCCCTTGGCGTCGTCCGTAGATTCAGTCGTTCCGTTTTCATTGAATAGCTCCTCGGCTTTTTTAACGAGCGTGTCCAGCTTCCGGAGCTTCAGGTTAATGGCCTTGATCTCCTCTTTGTTCTTTGCGATTGACGACTCAAGATCCTTGCGCCGGTCGTTCAATTCGTTGATGGTAAGCGTTATATTCATGACGCTAAATGTATGACAAATGTATGACAAATACAAATAAAAAAGGCAGCCTTTCGACCGCCTTTCTTTAATGAATATGAACGCCTGAATTTTTAAAGCTCGAAGCTACGCAGATACGCCAGTGTGGCGGACGCTGAATTACCCACCCGGAACCGAAGGAATCTGGTAAGTTCAGAGCCGGAAAGCGTCACCGTGTCGGTAGTGTCCGAGTCGCCAGTCTGGCCGCTGCTTTGCGTGTCGCTTTCGGCTGTTAGACCTGCACCCGCGCCGGCGATGTAGAACTGCTGGTTGCTGTCCTGGAAGATAATGAATATGTCATTACCGAGGCACAACGTCTGGAGGCTCACGTCGTCAGCGGTTGAGTCTGCAAGCAGCTTGGCTACGAACGTCTGTTTCCACGAACGGTTTCCTGATCCTTGCGCAACCTGGAGCTCTTGGCTTGCCTGATGCCAGAACTTGTTGCCTGAGAACTTGCGCAGGCCACCGTAGCTGCCGAAGTCGATCGCATTGATGTCGGATGCCTGCCCGAGGCTGAACAGCGTGTCCAGCTCAGACAGGTATCCCACCCAGAAATCTGGGGCCAGGCCGCCTACTCGCACCTGATCTGAGCACGAGAAAGCGAGGCCGGTTGTTATCTTACATGCCATGTTACCTCCTTTTTAGTAAACGATGGTCTGAAGGTCGCAGTGCAGATAGTTGTAACCCATCTTCATGTTTCCCTCAAAGTAGTACTTGCGATCTTTCCGCTCATACCAGCCATCGATCTTGTTCAGATCTGCACCGTTCTCCACGCCCAGGATGTGATTATCGCGGGTAGTGAATGCGATCAAGTGGCGGGTGGTGCCGGTCAGCGGGTTGTCAGATTCAGCTAAGAACTGATCCCACAGTGACACGGGGCGGACAGCGTAGCCCTTGTATGTCAACGTCTGGAGACCCTTCTGCAGGTTCTCGAAAGCCTGCTCGGTCACCGCGCCGGTACCGATCAGCGAGTTGTAGTAGTTGTCCCACACAGATCGCGTAACCCAGAAAACTGGCTTCTGAACTTGTCCGCCGAATTGGGCGTAGATGTTGTCCCAGTCCTTGAGCAGGATGTTTGAGTTAGCGTAAGCAGACTCCAATGCCGTCAGGGCTGCGTTTTGAGCCAGCGTCCCAGTTCCGAAGCCTACAGCACCTGCACCATTCGTTGCTGAGGCGCGTACGACGCAGTAGTTTGAGCCGCCGGACGAATCAATCAGACGGTCCCAGAACCCGTCGAACTGGTTATAGTCATCATCCGAGCTGTTGCCGGCCGCGAACGATGCACGACGGAATACGTCGAGACGCAGCGCGTTGGATAGCACATTGTCAATAATAGTCGCAATAGGCGTGCCGCTGGGGTCGAACGAATCGATTCCGGTGCGCAGCCATTCTTGCGCCAAGTGGTTATAGCTGCCGGTCAGCTGCTGGGTAAAGTCGTCCTTACACCAGCTCTCGTTGATCTGGAATTCCTTCACCTGTACGGTGGTGTTGGTGATGAGCGAGCGGTTGCCGTTGAATACACGGTCGCATCCGGTGTATGGCTTCAGGATCTTTGATATCGGGCTTACCAGGTTGTAGCGCTTTTTGTCCTTGATGCCCTGGTCGATCGTGAAGATGTCGGACAGGGCAGGGCTACCCAGGGTAGGCTTGTAGTAGACGTCTGTGGTGAGGATGCCAGGATAGGTGTAGTTGAAGTTGGTCTCCAGTATGGAGATCATCATCGGGCCCGGGTTTAGGGCATATTTCTCTACATCCTTGGCCGGATACCGGTCGAGAATCCAGGGCATGTGTGTTGCCATGAACACCATAACTTCCTCGCGCTGCTTGCTGTTGATCTTTGCTTTCATAGTGGGTCCGGTTCCGCGTGACGGCGGGGCAGGATCGCCTGCGAGTTGTTGTTGCATCTCTGTGTTGATTTGAGCGAGAGCCTGCACGGCGGTCGCTTTTTCGGCGATGGCGGCGGCGGCTTTAGCCTCGGCGGCCTCTTTCTCTGCCTTCATTACAGCCACTTGGGCAGCGAGCTGTTGTTCTGCGGCACTCTGAGTAGGAGCTGGAGCCGGGGCGGGTGCGGGCGCAGGGGCTGCCTGGTTAGGCTGAGCCGGGGGAGCGGCCGGGGCTGGAGCGGCGGCTTGTGCTTCCTGTACGGAAGTCACGATACCGCCTTCGCAGGTGATCGACCGACCGTCCTGGAGCGGGTATGTGCCTTGTGCTGGCTGTCCATCGATAGTAGCCGGCTTGCCTTCGAGTTCGCCATCTTCTGACATGACGTTCAAGACCTTGCCATCCTGTTCGCCACCTTTTATCTTGAGGTCTATGGCATGTGGGCCGTTCGCATGAGGTGCACCCAGAAATGGAGCCGCGAGGGCGATAATTTTTTCAGCGAAAGTTTTAGGATTGTCTTTCATAATTTTTGATTTTCCGAGCGCGACGGCTCGCATGTAGTGGCTCAGCTTCTTGTCCACGAACTTCATATCAACCGCCTGTTGCGCATTAAGACGTGTAGTCTTGCGCATCATCTCTGCTATCGCATCGGTAGAGAGGCCCGTCTTACGGGCGTAAGCCTCGATCATGTCTCTTTCGATCGTCTCGAGTTCTACTGCGCCTTGCCTCATGTCCTCCGATGTGCCCTGAACTTCAGAACTGGGCATGTGGATCATGAACATGGAAGGATCGCAGATCTCGATTTCATCGCCTGCCATGGCGATGAAGGTTGCCATCGATTGGGCTTCGCCCTCGATGGTGGTTGATATTGGTTTACCCGTGAGCTTGAGTGCGTGATAGATGTTGTACCCAGCGTATACAGAACCGCCAGGCGACGCGACGTGAAGCTTTATGCGCTCAGCAGCCGCGTTTTGTGCCAGCACCGCCTTCACCTCTTTCAAGGTGTCGCCGGTGATTATGTCGTCGATATAGATATGACAAACAGACATCTGCCGCCAATTTATGGACAAACTGGCGGTCAGTCGTCAAAAGTGAATATGACGCGTCACTTGTATTTTTTCTTCAGGCGGAAAATCTCGCGCCTCGATATCGAGTATTTATCGGCGGCCTGCTGCACATTCATGCCTTTGTTTAGGTCACACATGATAGCGTGGTGCTTCATCTTCACAGGCTCTATCAGCCCCGCCGCGACACCTTGCGCGATAATCTCTTTGGGTATGCTAGTTATGTCTTTCATGATAGTCTTGAAGTCTTTTCACGCGCCGCAATACGTCTTTGCAATTTGGTGATCTCATATACAGATACCTCGGGCGGCGGCATGTTCTCGATCGCGTCTGCTGTTATATAAGCCTGCTCTGCGTAATACGTGGCTTGTCCTGTGACAAGGCCGTCATCGGCATACCCACGGGTTCTCATGTTCTCCAGCGCATTGATGTGATACTGCGCCTGAGGCATCATGACCACGCGCTTTGGGGTAACGTACTCGTGCTCGTGTACGATGCCGGCTGGCTTGAATCCAGAACTATCCGGCGTCCCGAATCCTGGGCCGGTGTAACCACCTGCAGCGAACTGCACGCCGTTGATTTGAGCCACGTTTGCCAGGCCCGCTACGATAGCGGCGGCGGCGGCGGCGGTGCCCAAGGCAGGCCCAACATACGGTATTTGTGCAAGTGCGTCGTAGGCCTTTGTTGCCCCTGAATATGTAGCAACAATAGCCTCAGCTGATGCAAATAACTTGTACTCTGCAGACTGTTGTTCGAATAACCCCGCAACGCTTCCGAACGTTGCCGCCAACGAGTTGTAGTATACCTCATTGCTTATATCGTCTATCTCTTTTCTCAGCTCAGCGCCGCGCCTGTAATAATCAGCCTTTTGTTTTTCAGTGAAATCTACAGCTTCAAGCTCCTTCGTATATTGTGCGATACGTGCCTCACTGGCCTGTATAGCAGGATCAGTTAATGATGTTCCTTGGACTACGTTTATCCCTGTGCTGTTGCCAGGCGTAAGATCTACGTTAGGCTTATTGGCCTCGCGTATTTCCTGCGCATAAAGATCGAGCTGTTCTTGTTGAAGCTTAATGAGCGCACGGCGAGCTGTCACGTTCTCCGTTAGCTTGCCAGTAATCTCTTCCTCCTTGTCAGCGATCTCTGCGGTGATCTGAGCAACGGCAAGCTGCGCCTCTCTGTTCTTGTCGTAGCCTACAGTGGATTCCTTGATGGCTTGCGCCTCCGCCTTAAGAACTATTATACTTCGTTGCTTGGCCGTCTCAATGATATCGTCAATCTTAGAAGATGCCGCAATTCGATCCTCAATAGCAACTCCTTCATCATCCCTAATACGCCTCAGAATCTCGGCCCTACGCTCATCGTTCTTTGCGTCACCAGCGGCAAAGGCTCTTGATATTTCCAGGTCTTTTAGTTTCTTGGCGGCATCTGCATAAGATGCCGATTCCGCATATAATGCAGGTACATATCTAAGAAGAATAAAAGTTGTTAGTTTCTCCAATATGCCCACCTGATCATCCTCATCATTAATCAGATTAGCCAGACCCTCACCGGCAACGGCATAAGTCTTAGATAGTAATATCTGAGCATTTTCAAGGTCACGAGCGCCCGATGCGCTTGCCACATAAGCGCCAGCCAACGCACCTACAGTTCCCGTTACAGCTGTGGCGATTCCTGCGAATGATCCGAACTTCGTTGCCAGATCTCCTACTGAAACGCCGGCGACATTTATACTACTAATAGCATCGCTGAGCTTATCAGGATAGTTGCCTATCTGGTCTTTGAATAGTCCAGCGCTCTTTGATGTCTTGTTTATCTGGGCATTTAAATCTGCGAGTTCTTTTTCAAGCTCTGCCGCGCGTCTGGCACCTTCTACCGTCTTTCTGTTTATGTTGTCGTATTCCTTGGCAAGCTGATTAACGCGGAGCTTTAACGCGTTACGAGAGTTGCTTTCAGTCTCTATAGTTCTGATCAACGTTCGCTTCTGTTCCTGCTCTTTCTTCTGCACAGCCTGAAGCCGCACGCTTTCCTCGATGAACTCGTCCTGGGTAATGGTGCCGGCCTTGTACGCCTTGTTCAGATCCTGAATAGCTGCTTTGGTCCCAAGAATAGACTTCTCAACACCAAGCAGTTCTTTTTCTGCAGCTCCAGTGTCAATCTTAACCTCTAAAACTACTTCGTCTTTCTCGTTTGCCATTGTTTTAAGAGAGTTTGACCAGTTCAATATCGCACGGTAAGTAGCTGTTTTTGTAACCGCTTACCCGGTTAAGATAATATAAATTGTCCGTCTCCAGTGTTCTTATGCGGATAGGTCTGAGCGCTGTCAAAGACAGGAATACACTTTTAGGCAAAAGAGCAGATTCGTAAACCTTCGTAGGATCATTAAGAATTCTTTCAATGTTGCGCCAGTATGAATCCGTGATCGTCCTTTGGTATGACCGTTGGTCTGTCACGTCTCCAAAAGACAACGATTGTTTGTACAGGCTATTTACCGTATTACCGACGCTAAGCAGATTGAAGTATGGATATGCTACGTCGGTAACAGTGTCATTAGTGCTGCCAGATGAAAATATAAAAGACGATCGAGATGAATATTGGGGTACTTGATTCGAGTCGTATTTGGTCTGAACAAACAAATGTACATCTTTATTGTTGGTTATCTTGTGCGTGATCTTTGTGATCTTGCCGGTTGCATCGGCTGAAAAAAGGAGGCCAACAAGCGTAAAATTTCCGCCAGAGTTCTCTTCGACTATCCAATCGCCGTTGTATAGATCGTTTGTTGATTCTGTTATTCTTACCAGATCTCCATCAAAAAAATCTACCGAGTTTACGAGATCGAAATTAGCAGCAGTTAAAAGGTTGGTTACTTGGGTGAACTCTGTTGATTTTATCTCGTTTGCGCTGAATAGATTTACTCGCTCAATACTACATCGAAGCTCTGGATGCACGTATGTTTTAGGCGCAGAGAAATCACTTTTAAATATCTCTCCAGTGTCTTCTATAAAATCATTATCTATTCTGATGATGCCGTTACCATTTATTGTAGCATCATCAACCCCATACGTTATAACAATGTCTGGCAGATCTTCGTCACTGCTAGGCTGATAAGACAAAGAGTTTGATTTTGCGTACGGAGATACTATTTCCTGGAAGTCAACATCCTGCTGAGTTACATAGTCTGATAGGTCTATCGGTTCTTTGCTAGAAAGATTGTTCATGAAATCTATAGTGACGGTGTTGCTTCCCTTATCGAAGTCAGAAACGCAACAAAACATAGACATAATGTTGTTTACAAACTTCGCCTGTGTCCAGTCAGGTACAAGATTTTGACCTGTTACATAAAGTATATTTAATGGGGTTACTTTAAATGTAGAGTTCGCTTTTATTGTAACAGTGTTATTTCCTATTGCAAAAACATTAACCGTCAGTTGATCGCCAGACTGTAAGAATATTTGTCTCGATATTTTATTTATTGCTATTGGGCTTGCTGGAGTAGGGCCAGGGAATGCCGAGTCGTATACAGTCGCATAGTTAGAGCCATTGATGAAAAATCTTACTGAAATGTTTGGTGTGTTTGGTGAAACGTAAGTGATTGTTCCTAAATCAATTTCAGCAACCACAAACATAGGCGCGTCGGCGGTGTATATACCCGTTGATGAGTCGTAATTACCTTTAGATCCGTCATAATATGGGAAATTGAAATCGTCCTGAAACTGAACTGTGATACTGGCTCCTGGTCCTGTGGCCGTAAATGCCTGATCTGATGTTTTGTTTGCAAACGATGATCTGTCTTCTAAATCCTTTTGACTTACGTTCTGCTTAACCAATATCATCGAGTTGAATATTGGGTCCTTGAACAAATCGCCTGTAAACTTTATACCTGTGGACCTTGTGATACGCTGGAAGATGGTCTTCACAAATACACCAGGTACAAAATCTTCAATCTTGATATTACGATAGCTCCGAGTATTAAGAAGTCCAGTATCGATCAATGGGAATATGCGGCCCTCTTCGTTGCTCCACGAATTCTCAACATTTGAAAGTGTTATTGGCCCATCGTACTGGGTGAAGTCTAGATCCTGCATGCTGCCCCCGAGTTGTGATATCCAGTTGTAGTTACCTGAGAAAAAGCTACATGCTATCTTACCCGTCGGAAGTCCCTCCACACGAATATGACCGATATGGAATGGGATGTTATCATCGTCCAGGACGTCGCATGGCACAGACCGGTATATCGACTTGACTGAGTCTGGATACGGAAATCCGAGTATCTCCATGTTGTTGGCCGTCCTGTCCATCTCAAACCGATACGAGAAATCACCGTCTGTTTGATTCAGGTTTTCGAAAAGCTTCCATCGGCGCTCAACTTCTATGTCAGCGTTAAAGTCAAAGTATCTGCCGTTGGACCTGAGTATCATACCGTCTGTGAAGGAATATCGTCTGTGTATGTTATGGTGAACTGACAGCTAAAAAGCTTGTCGTTGTCGTTGTAGATGGTGAACGAGTTCTTATCCACGATTACCGTTCGTTTATCGTACACGGTATTGAATATCTGAACAAGCGGCGACGACTTAATAGTTGCCAGCGCGTCTGCCTGTGACTTTGTTATGTTCTGGCTTCTTACGAGCAGTTGCTTTGTGGAGTTCCTGAAAGTCTCCCGGCGCTTCTCTGTGTCAGCGAACTCACCGTAAGACTGCGGCCATGAGGTGATAAGATTGACTGACGTCTCTCCAGTGTCACCTATCTCTACATTGTTATCCTTGAACGCCGTGAATTTCCAGTATTCGAAACCTCCCATGTTATTCAGCCAAGAAAGCTTTAGGCATACGTCAGAACACTTTGTGTCGATCTGGACGGTCTTTGTCTCAGAAATCGTACTGTCATTCAAAAGCAGTGATATATTCGCGCTGCTGAATTGATTGTCGAGATCAATAGGGACGCGATACAATCCAGGGCCTTTGTACTCTATACTCTGGAGATCAGTCCTGGTTGAATATTCTTTTTGAAGAAAAATTTCTGTGTCGTATTCAGCGTTATCGTTTCTTATGAGTGTAACGGTTATCGTATTGGATGCGTTAGCCTTATCTTCTACTTGAACTCTAACTTGATCAGCTACGCCAAAAGCTGTTATGGTAACTGGATAGCTAATCAGTCCTAACCCATTGGGGATATCTATTATTTGCTCACCTCTTGGTATGGAGCCTGGAGGATCTGACGTATTATAAACACTTATTATTACCGTTCCTGTCCTTGTCGCACCTGAAGTAGATCCATGTGCGCTTACCCTAAAGTGATATACTGAATTTGTTGGCGTTGGCAATGCAGGGTTTTTAATCGTTGCGGACAAAAAATTTGATCGTTGCAGTGCGCCCAGCGACACACTTTGCTCACCTGATCCAACAACCCACGGTTTATTAGGAAACCCACCGCTTGGGCCTATGTCATTGAACGAATCTATACTTGGAATGCTGGGTATGTCGTAGTCGAGAATAAAGCTTATGTCTTGGTAACATGGTCCGTCTTCATTTAGATAGTTTTTGCTTTGAATAGATAGTTTCGAAAGTGTGATAACTATATTACCGGCGTTAGCAGTTGCCGTCGCACTTATTTTTATTTTCCCTGGAAGAAATTCACCAGAATACAACGTAACTTGGTAATTGGTTAATCCTTCTGGCGGAATGTCTATAAATGCATCACTCGTTATTGGCGTATCATCAGATTGAAGCATATATAGTGAAAGATATGCAGAGCCGCCGGCTGACGCGCTTATTAAAAATGTATACTCGCCTAAATACGGATTAGATATATTTGAAACAAGTTTATAAGATGTTCTTTGATTTTCAGGAAGCGCACCGGAAGACGGGAGAGAAACTGAAGGCGCGCTACTTATCGACCATTGTACATTTGGCGCTGATCCTTCTTGTGACATATTACTAAGTGATTGCAGCGAAACTCCATCATTGGTATAGCATTCATCACTACACGAAGAGGCAAACATCACAGGAACTGCAAATACGGTTAGAAATTTTGAGAGAGAGTTGATCATAATGTATTCACTTAAATATCCAGAGTACAAGTTTTTAAATTCAAGTTTATTCAGCGCGGCAAAGCCAACAAACTCACTATCGTCTGATATTACCGAAGATTCAAATGTAGTGATGTCAGTTCCATCAGACAAGTCGTATGAATCACCATACTGAATGAAGAACTGCGTGAATGCATCCGTGTTGTTTGGTAGTGCTGATAACAGCAGGTCGTTCTCCAGTGAAAGTGTGGCTCTTATTATTTCAGAGACAGAGAATTTAACAACGTTATCCTCATCTGGCGTTAGATTCAGTGTAGCAAGAAGCCTTGATCCATTATATTCCCTTAGCGTATGATCGAACAGGCCACCATGTACCTTTATTATGGCATGATAATTTGACTTGTAAAGTTGAATGCTGGCGCCTGTGAACGTGTATGTGCCGTACGCGAGATTTATAGTAACCCTTGTGGTGGATGTCTTAGTTATGATCTGCCAAACACCGTTCACCTCTTCAGAGCTTGCGTTACTGATCTGTATATAGTCTAAAGCATTGAATGTGCCAAGCGACCCTCCGCTAACTTGAAGGTCAACGTATCCACCGCTGTTTGTATACGATGAAAAACCTCTTGCTGCGTCCACAAAGTTGCCGGGCCAAAGATCGCTTTTAAGTTTGTACACGATCGGTAGAAAAGCAGAACTCCATTTGTGCTCATGAATCGATACGTAATACGTTATGTCCGCATCTACTGTGTATGGTAGATATGTTCCATCGTCCTGCACAAGAAAGAAGTTGATAGCATTTTGCACGTGGATTGTCCAGAATCCGTTATACTCGCGTGCCCTTGACTTTATGTAGACTACATCTCCAGTTCCTAACGTATGTTCTGTCGGCCCAGTGTCAACGGTAGCATAATTTGAATAATCCTCCTCGATGCGGGCAGTGATTGGTGTTGGATCAAGTACGTAGCCATTAGGCCTGCTGATTACGGAAAGCATTTTTCATGCGGGTTAAAGACGAGTGGATATAGTCGCGGGCTACCTCCCGCTTCAGTTCTTGTACGAGCTTATCGAGGAATGGTGAGTAGATCGTGCGGCCGCCGGCGCGATAGGTGGCGTCGCCTTCTTTGTTGATCTTGTGGGCCAGGCTCTTTGCGGACACCCAGCTGTCTTTGATCTTCCAGTACTTGACGCCGGACTTTGATACCTTGCTGGGCAGTCCTCGGGCGTCCAGGTATTCCTCGAGGCCCTTATCGAATCCTCCGTAGCTGGAAACCTTGCGCGGCCCCCTGCCTGTCTCCATCGCGCTGAAGAACTGACGTGCTAGGAACCGCAGGGTGTAAACCGTGCCTTTATGGCTCAGATCGTAATGAATAGATCGCTCCGTCTTGCCTGTAGCCGATAGCGGGTGCACGGCATCCTGCAGGCCTTCTACGCCCAGCTTTCCGTATCGGTTTAAAACGTCAGTAATCATACCATGAAAATATTCTTACCCTTCGACCTATATAATACAGGTGGTGACCTATCCTACGCCATCCAGGCAACCCCTCTATATATGCTTTGTAGGCAAGTTTTGCCTGTCTTTTCGTAAGAATAAATTCATTCTCTTTCACGCGCAAAAAGTTGAGTTGTCCCATGTCTGCAGCGTGAACGCGAGTATCACGCCCGTGGTGTCGTCGGCGTGCTTGTGAATGAATGGCGTGCGTGTCTCCTGTGTGATCACGACGGTGAGCGAGTCTGCCAGCGTGGCGCGGTATTGCTCGCTGAGCGCCCGGGCGATCTCGTCGCAGTCGTCGACGATGGCCTCGTATTCTGCAGGGCTGGAGCCCGCCGCATCCTTCTTGGCGATGTGCAGGGCGACGGCCCATTCATCCGTGGGCGCGCCGACACCGCTGTTCGTGCGCGTTACCGACAGGCTTTCAAGCCACACGAACGGGTACTCGTTCGACCGCTCTGAATTGAACTCGGAGATGCGCCCGCTGTTGAAAGCAATGGCCGCGCTGAGCGCATCGACGCCGGACTGAATGAATGTTCTTACCTCGGATCGTTTCATTTGGCTTTCATCAGATCCATATACAGTTTGGTGGCACGTACTTTGTCAGCAAGATAGGCAATATTATGGTGATATTCGTACACAGACCATTTTAGGATTGCTTCCCGACTTTGGCCGGTCTCAGCCTCCAGATATAGTAGCGTACCATAGTCCCCATATTTCTCGCCCAGATCTTTAAAGCCTGCTTGAATCTCCTTAGCCGTGTAGTCAGACTTTGGGAGCCTGCTTTGGTGCTGGAGGCTGATCCGATCAGCCTCAGCAATGTAAAATGGCCGATAGCCAGCACCTCCGGAGCCGGCGCATTGAGGAACATGGGCGCCATTTCTTCGGCTTTCTGCCAGTCATAAGGCCGGCAGGCATACATGGCAACGTATGTTGTGTAGCGTTCGAGCTTCTCGAGGTCGGTGCGCCCGGCGCCATCCTTTACGTCGCGCTGCATGTCCAAGAAAGGCCCCAGGCAATCAAGGCCCAGATCTTTGGGGATGGGGTAGCCCATGATCTCGAGCGGCACACTGAGTGGTACCTGATCGTTTAAGAACCTTAGTTTAAGCAGTATGCCGTCGAGATCGTGAATCTTTGCTTTAACAACGATGGATTCCTCAATGTCCAGGAAGAGGGCGAAGATCTTCGCGGTGTCCTTTTCGATGCTCTGGAGCTTTAAAAACTGGCCGAAGGTGACCTCGTGCCATGATGTGGGCATGTTGCGCGATAGCTTTACGCCGTTTAGTTCGATGGTTATTTTCATAAGTACCTAATGTTACTCAGTGTTTCAGCTAACCATAATGGGCATAAAGAACAAATCCTTGTCGAAAATCCAAGCGCATCTTTTTTACGCTCATCCCATAACGCCCAACCGCCATCGCAAGAGCGCGATATATTATACCGGCATCCCTTCATATGTCGCCGTAACCAGTTTAATAATTCAAGATACAGGAAAGGAACCTTCCTAATCTGAATCATAGTGTAAGCCACGCAAATCCATTTGATTGTTTCCATATTCATGGGTTTTACTTGTGAAAGCTCATTACGGGGCCGCCATGGGCAGCCTCGCGGATGTCGTCGTGTGCATAGTTGGCCGCGTCCATGAGGTGATTGTTCTTGTCAACCGGCTCATCGGTCGGCTGTTTGTTCTGGTCCTCTTTCCATTTATACTCCTGGTTCTCGGTCCAAAGGTTCTTGCTGCGCTCGGTGGCGTAGATCTTCCGCCCCTTCAGGTAACGTATTCCGGCCTGGACCGACCCAGGCCCCTTGATGCAGGGGATGATGTTCCAGCCTTTGGCTTGCATGTCGGAGATGTCTTTAGGGCTTGCGCAGTCGGCGTAGATCGGAGCGGACCGGCTTATGCCAAGCTCATCCATGCGGTCAGATAGCTGCTGATTACTCCATCCACACTCGTATACCTTCTCGTCCAACCAACTTTCGTCGTTATGCGCCTCCACCTCTATCAGGGCGACCGGATCGTTAAAGCCCCAATCCAGCCCATAGAACTTGGAATACAACCCGGGCATCTCAGTAACTGGCGTCCATCCCTTATAGATCCGTCCGCGGACGCCCTCGCTGATCAGGCCCATAACGACAGTGTATAGATACTCGCCGGTATATGCCAGGAGGTTGGCGATGAACGATGCGTTTAGGTTCTTGATATTGTCTCTGAACGTGGAGAATATTGATAACAGGGATGGGTCCGCCTTAGGCTCTGCACGATAATAGCTGCTGCCTTCTTCATCGACGATATCTGTGTCTACTAGATTATACCAGCGCTTCCAGATCCAATGCCGTTTTGATGGCGGGTTGAAAATCTGGATAATCTGGATCTGGCCTTTGACGGTCCGCAGAGAGTCGTCGAGCTGCTTGAAGTCGTCCTCGCTGATCTCCTCGGCCTCTTCGATAAGGACGTGCGTGGCCCCGGCGATTGACTTGAGCTTGGCCGTCTGCTTACCGCTGGACTTTTTGAAGCCCTTCGCCAGGAGAACATTGCCAGTCGGCACATGAACCGCGGACATCTTCGTCTCGTTAAGCTCAAACTGGTCATCGATGCCAGCCTCCTCGATCCGGTCTTTGAAGTCACGCCAAAGGCTTTCCCGGATGTCTCCCAGGATCTCGCGCATGATATAGCCACGGAAGTACTGCGGTTGGGTGATCAGGTGGAGATAGTATTGAGTAGCGGTGAAAGATCCGCCACGGCCCCGGCCGCCCCATAGGTGTATGTACCTGGCCTTGGTCGTGAAGAGCGGTCGGTAGATCTTGCTAAACTCCAGGCTCAGCATAATCTCTGAATACGATTTCCTTGACGGATTCAATCTTTTCGCCGGCGCTTGTTACGTCAACGCTGTCCTGGGGCTTACCGTAGATATAGGCCATTAGAAGCTGCTGGTGGTTGAAGCTTCCGCCTTTCGCTTGTTCGAATATTTTTTTTATCAGATCTCTTTTGCCAACTTCGCCGATCACATCTTCGATCAGCATGGGAAGACCCATGACCTCCGCTCGTGATGCTCGGCCTGCTCCTTCTCTTCTTCCGCCGTGTCCGTTAGCCATACTTGAAAAACTTGAAAAAACTTGATTAAAAATGAAAATTCAAGTTACATGTTTGCGGGCACAAAAACTAATTAGTCAGCTTCAAAATCTCAAGTTCGTAGGTTGGGCTTTTCAGGTAATTCCGTGTCGAACTTCTCTTCCATAATTACAGTTCAAAAACCGGGCCGCCATACGACGACCCGGCACCCCTTACTACCTACGCTATGAACGTGGTTTGTACCGAGCGAGGTCATGACTCCCCTGTGAAAAGCTAATGAGGCAATCCACATGCTCATTACAGCCCGGCATTTTAAATGCCGGTTCTTACCCTCCCGGCTT